CGCTCATGCTCAGCTGTTCCCACTTCAGCCCACCAGTGAGAACCGCCGGCTTCGAGGCATTCTCGGTTCCGACATAGGACTGCGTCCACTGTTCGCGCAGGATTTCCAACTGCGACTTGTCGAGCTTCTGCTCCGTGGACAGCACGCCGCTTGGCCGGGCACCGTTCTTGTGGAGCCGGGCGTGCGTTTCCTCCGTCGCCTGCGAAAGCCCGATGGCCTCCCGTCCGACAACTGCCGGATCCATGCCCTTGTGAAGATGCCAGCTCGGCCCGCGCAGATGAAACACCTCCTCGGGACCGAGGCGGGTATAGCCCCCCTTCTCGAAGGTGCAGTCGTAGATCGGGCGGCTGAAAATCGGATCAAGGTCGATCGCGACGTTCTCCGGCCGGAAAGGCAGAAGCTCCCGGATCTGGCCGTTGACCTTGACCCGGTAGGATACCGAATTCCCCGTCGCGACCGCATGCATCAGGATGGTGCGGAAGAACGTCGGTGCGTCCTGCAACCCGCTCGGCTGGTGAAGCAGCATATCGTAGAGCGGATGGTCATAGGCGGGTTCGGATCCGCGACCGCTCGGGAGCCTACGGTAAACCTCGACGGGGAGCTGCGCGACACCGTCGGCGATCACCAGCACGCCACGATAGAAGGCCGACTGGGCGAGAGCGCTGTTGACCGAGACATCGGCGCCGGACTTCGTCGGGATTCCCCAGCCGCCGTTGATCGCGTTCCAAACCTCCGGCGAGAAGTCGACCGACTTCACCTCGTCGCCGCCGAACAGCCGCCGGAACAAGCCTGCCATGATCAGCTCTTCTTCGCAGCGAGCACGGCAACGCCGAGGAGGGCGACACCGGCGACGATGACCGCGACAGGCGGGTAGATCATCCAGCAGCCGGCAATGATCAGCCCCGACCCGACGACACCCACACCGTCGTGGGCGAGGTCCGCCAGCCGCTTCTTGCCTGCGGAGCGATCTTCGGTTTTGAGCATGGGCGATGCCTCAGAGAGAGAAGATCTCGGGGAAGTGTTCGTCCGCCCGCAGATCCTTCGATGCGGCACCTGTCGCCATGGCAATTGTCACCATGCCGTCGATGCGGCCACGCGATCGCTTCTTGTCGAAGGCGCGGTTGTTCATGCCGTCCGAGATCACATGCGCGTTCGCGGCGCAGGAATATGTGACCGGCGAAGCATCGATTGTGATCGTGCGCTCGAGGATCCTGTCCTCAAGCCGCTCGATGGAGCGCGGCATGCAGAGCCGCTCGATCGGCTTTCCCTGGTCGTCCAGTTGCTTGTAGAAAAACACCCGGGTGCCCTGTCCATGCGGGACGAGCATCAGTCCATTACCCGGATCACTCTCGGGCCCCTCGTAGAGCCAAACCGGGAGCCCGACGTCCTCGCAGGCCTTCATGAAATCGCCGATGCCCGCCGGATCGAAGACCAACTGGCGAACGTCGTGCTCGGCGCAGATCCTGGCGACCTGAGACGCAACGAAGCTCTTGTCGATCACGGCACCATCGACAGCGGACAGATGACCCTCGATGGCCCACCGATCATAAGGCGCATTGTCCGCCTTGGCTCGGTCCTCAAGACCATCCTTCGTCGTCCAGTACCAGGTCTTCGCGTAGAGCTTCCCATCCTTCAGCCAGACCGCCGTCAGTGCCGTGAGGTCGTTCTTCTGCGACAAGTCGAGGGAGAGCCAGCAGGGGCACCCCTTGAGCTCTTCCGGTTCCACCCGCCCCTGTACGGCCGCCCATGCCTCCTCGGCGATCCAGAACTCCGTCGCGCCGATCGGAATGCCGAAGTACAGGCGTTTCAGTGAGAGCGCCGTCGAGAGCAGGGACTTCGCGGTCTTCACCTGGCCGCGGATATTCTCGATCGGGAAGGTCACGCCGAGCGCCGGTAGCGCCTTCGGCCAGCACTTCTCGTTGTCAAAGACGGTCTCGCGGTCGGCCTTGTCGACACGAGCAACGAAGGCGAATGCCTCATCGTCGTCGATCTCGCCCAAGGCGACCTTCTGGTAGAATTCCGAATATTCCGTGCCGACGATCTGGGTTGACGACGGCGTGTTCGTGCCGAGCAACATCAACGCATCGCCGGGCATCTTGTAGAGGGCGGCCTTCCAGAGCTCGATCGACGTCGTACTCTTGAACTCGTGGATTTCATCCGCCGCTACGAACGTCGGCTTCGGACCCGAGATTGCCTCGCCATTCGCCAGCGATTGGAAGATGGAGCCACTTTCGACGAACTCGAGCTTCCAGGCATTGTCACCTTCGCCCCGAACGACGACGTGACCGCTGGCGACGAGCGTCTCGTCCTCGTCACCACCCGGGATTGGAGCCCGGCACATCGCCACCGCATCCTTGAACAGGACGTTGGCCGTGTTCTTGTCTTGGCCGATGGCAAAAGCTTTGGCCCTCTTCACCCCGTAAAAGCCGCTCATGTACAGCCCGATGGCGGCCATGAAAGGCGACTTAGCCTGGCCTTTGCCTGTCTCAAGCCACCCGGTCCGGAACCGCATTCGCCCGCTATCGCGGCGCCATCCGAATAGGGAGCCGGCACAGAAGGTGTGCCAAGGCAGCAGATGGAACGGCTCGCCCTCTTTAGCGCCTTCCGTGATGGTGAGCATCGCAGGGGGAAAACCCAGCGCATGCGCGGCCTTCTCGGGACGCCAGTAGATCCCCCTCGCCTGCCCGTCTGTCAGATCGCGGAGATGACGCTCCGCCGCATGACGAACGAGCTCGCCGGCGACAATCCGCCCATCGACAGCATCGCGCGCCCACTTCGTCGTGGGATCACTTGGATAGCGAGCCGAGGTAGCTGTCCGCGGCGCGCGGGGCCTTCTTGCCACGTTGCACCTTCCCGGCCTTGTTGCGTCGAACCGGTGCGATGCCGAGCTCGGCCTCAAGCACTCGGATGTGCTCGTCCGCCTGGCGCATGATCGTCCAATAGGGGCTGACCTGCGGGACCTTGGTTCGACGAGCCTTGAGGATGGTGCCGTGCTCGGCAATCTGCCGGGCGGCACGACGGTATTCGACATAGAACTCGACGAGGCGCTGCATGGCATGGCCATTCACCATGGCCAGCGTGCCCGCGTCCTTCATCTCGCGCTCGATTACGCCCCAACGTTCATGCGCTTCGGCGATGTCGAGCTCATCGGCGAACTGGGATGTCCAGTCCGGCTCCGGCGGGATGCCGTCGCCACCTTCCAGAGAGGTAAGTTTCATCTGCACCCCCTACGGGGGTGGCGGAAACCCCCTTTCCAAAAACTGCTCGGGATGCGAACGCAGGAGACCCGCCGGTCCGGAGGCCAAAGGCCCCAGAGATCGGATACCCCCCGGGGGCCTACCGGTTCCAGGGGTGGTTCGGGTCGAGGGGGCGCCCCTCGACCGTGCATCCCCATTCGCCTCCCGACTTCTCCTCGCGCTGCTTCGTGCTCGAGTGGTGCGTGACGCACAGGGACTGCCAGTTCAGCTTGTCCCAGAACAGCTTGCGCGCGGCGGCAAGCTCATCGGGCGTCCGAGCGGCACCCAACCGGTGCGGCTTGATGTGATCGACGACGACTGCCAGTTCCTGACGTCCGGCTTTCGCACAACGCACACAATAGGGATGAGCGAGAAGGTAGTCGGCGCGCGCCTTGTCCCACTTGCTATCGAAGCCGCGGGCCCGCGCTGTCGGCCGGCGGTCGATGGGCTTCGCCATCATCATCACCCTTCGCGAACTTGGCCCGGATATGAGCAGCGGCTTCCTTCGCTCGCACCGCGCCGTCGCGCATATCGCCGGCGGCGACCGCCCTAAGCGCCAGCTTCGACGCATGTCGGGCCTTGCCGCAGTGGTCGCAGGCCATACTCAACCTATTGGTGCTGTATTGCCCGGCTTCAGGGTCATCTTAGAAGCAGCGATGCAACTTGTGATGGTTAGGACGAACGGCGTCGGATCACCGTTGTGCGGCTATGCGGACCGTCCGCGTCGACCCTGCATCAGCCACAGTGCAGGTGAGAGGCACCAAGCCCGCATCCGGCGAGATGTCGTCAGACTCAAGCAGCAGCCTGACAACGCCGTTCTCCGCGTGACGAGATCCGATGATGCGATAGGTGGAGGGAAGCAGATGCAGCGCATCCTTCAACACCTCAACCGACACGTCCAAGATTCCAACGCCTGCTTTCGTCATTACCACCATCCCAGATAACGACCACACGCGAGGATGATCGACAGCTTCACCGCAAGGTTGAACGTGGAGCCGATGTAGGTCCCAATTGTCTCGCCTACCTCTTTCGGGGTCATGCTCACCGCCTGATGATGACGACGTCGTTGTCGCGCGCGCCGCCGAGTGCCCGGCGATGGCGGGCCTCCATGAGAGAGGCGCATGAGGTGCAGCGGACTGGTGCCCTACTGTCGCGGTCACGGATCAACCGGACGCGCGCCATCGGAACCTGCTCCTCGCAATCCTTGCAGGGCTCACCGAAGACCGGACGAACGACCTTGCCCATGCTCACACCGAAACGTCGATCTCACGCCCAATGGAGAGCGTCGTGCCGGCCTCGGGATCATCCTCGGTGGATAGCTCGCGCACCGCGAGAACGGTTGCCGTCTCGCGCACGGCGGCCTCCCAGCCGTTGAGAAACGTCACCGCTGCATCGCGGTCGGAATCGCTCTTGATGTAGTAGTCCCTGCGGAGGGTTTCCGTCGGCATTTGGTCACCTGGTTGGAAGACGCCGCACATTCTCACACGAAAAACCCGCCGCGCGTGAGCGGGCGGGCTGATGGGTATCGACGCGGCTGGACGGGCCATGCTCCAGCCTTGGAGCGGAAGTCGCCTATGGCTTCACTTCACCGCGCGCTCGCACGCCGCGTCGAACTGCTGACCGGGGCTTAGTCGGCGCCATTGAGGCCGTCCGCATACAAGCGCTTTGGCGGACCCGTTACCCAACTTTCGCAGCGCGTGTGGTGGAGCCTCTAGCGTTGCGATCCCCTCCACAGGGCCGGTCATCTCGTTGCCCATTCGGGCGAATATTCGAGGCTGGGGCTTCCCCACTCCACGCCGTAGACCGGTATGTATACCCGTTCCGCGCCTCGCGTTCAGGCTTGCGGCCGCCTGTTGGCACCCCGGATCCTGCCGACTCCTTTTTCGCCTCCCCGCCCCGAGCCGGGAACTCAGCGGGTGCTAACGCCAGCACTTCGTCTGGCAGCTCGCTGCCCCGAGGGGCGATCTCAACCGCTGTTCCCGACCCTATGTCCAAGGATCGGAAGGGCTTCGGGCCTGCAAGCCGGCGGGCGCCATTAGGACGTGGACGTCATTGCCGGGGTTGGCCTCTCGCGGTGCTCCCCGCTGAAATTAACCCCCTGCTTTGGGCTAGGTCATCCCAGCCTACTCGCCCGTTTCGTCTGCCCCGGCTGCGAGAATCCTCGGGGCCTCGGTCGCAGCACTGTAGCCTACCGCTCGTAAGCAGTTCTGGACGGCGCGCCCCCAACGGAGGCTTGCGAGATGGGAAGCGCATAACCAGGCCGCGAACGTTGACGGCCCAACCCACCTACGCGCCAAAACACAAAAAACTCGCCCTCTCGGACGATCTAGGCCATTTAGCCGGGCGTCGCTGGGAAGGTCTCCATCAGGAGGGCCCATTGCCACCGATCGCGCACCCTCACATAGGTGATTTCCGCGACCGCCGACGCGGTAGCGTCGACCGGGCGATTTTGGACAGTTTGATTAGCTTCGTCAAGCCGCAG